AGGTCGCCGGGTCTGCAAAGGCTTGGGGTGTGGTGGCTGCATGGTGACTGCACCATTCCGATGGTGGTCGCTGGCTGGTCGCCTGCCCCCCGCTGGGGATCCGGTGCCGATGGGCAGTTGAGCCTGGTTTCCCGAAACCCACCACTTATTCATTGGTTTGACCAACCAATGGACAAGTTTCTTTTCACGTATTTGACATTCGTAATCGCCGGTGCCTATTTTTGGGCAAATGGCGGATCTCCATTGTGGCTCGTGGCTGCGTTTGGATTGTTCTATCAGCGTCGCGGGTTCCTTAACCGACCCCGTGACTTTGCGAACACTCGTGGCGCAGTCGAAGTCCTATCTACCGTTGACTCCGACGAAGCGGACGATAGTGGAGATGATCAGCAGGATCCTGGGAGTGAGCCAACCCGACGTGGTCGCAAGTCTCTCATCAGGCATTGGGCGAACTGGGGTAAAGTTCAGTTCCCGAATGCTTGGATGGAGGCTAGTGAGGCCGACCGAGTATGCATCACTCAGCAGCTGTGCCGCGAGATGCGGGCAGCTAATGTTAGGAATGCTGACATTGCGAGAGTCAAGGATCTTGTGGTTGTTGCCATCCTTACCCCTTCCACGTACGAAGCCAACTCCAATCGTGTACTGGCGAGTGGGGTTCTCGGGAACCGCCAACGCCAGGCGCGTGGGGAGTTTGACGAAGGCTCTTTCGAGTCTGAGTTGTGGAGGAGACTAGTGGGCGGGGTTGAGAGTGGCTACAGATTCAGTGGCAAGAAATAGGGCTGCCTAGTGGTCGCACCGGGGGTCGACACCGCAATCTCTCGCGGCAAAGACCCTAGGATGACGGTGATACAAACTGGGAAGCATCCTAAGGTACGGTCAGTCTACCGGGTGACTGGTGTGAGCCAAGATACCACTTTCGGCGTGCACAACAATACCCTGGTCAACCTACGGAGGGGATTAATGGAGCGAGTTTATAATGTGGAAACACCAGCCGGGCTCGCTCCACCCCCCAGGGCAAAACCTGGCATCTACGACATGACACTGTCAACCAGGAGAGATGAGATTCTAGGAAACGTACCCATGTCCGCCCCGTGCACGGCTGATGAATTTGTCAGTCTGTATGCCGGTGATCGCCGACAGAAGGTTTACGCCCTTGCTAGAGATAGTCTCAAGGTGAGGCAGTTAGAAGGTCGAGACGCAGCCCTTTCTACGTTCGTTAAGGCGGAGAAGTTCAACATGAGTAAGAAGCGGGACCCCGCCCCCCGTGTGATCCAGCCCAGGTCACCGAGGTTCAACCTAGAAGTAGGTCGTTATTTGAAGAGGATGGAAAAGAAAATTTACGAGTCCATCGCCAAAATCCACGGTGGCCACACCGTTATGAAGGGCCTGAACGGCGAGCAGACCGGTGCCGAATTCCATCGGAAATGGAATAGGTTCCACCGGCCAGTAGCTGTGGGCCTGGACGCAAGTCGGTTCGACCAACACGTCGGGGAGCAAGCACTCCGCTGGGAGCACTCAGTCTACTTGGGCTGTGTGTACCCCCAGTTCCGGAAGCATCTTGCATCCTTGCTCGAGATGCAGATCGACAATCGTGGTGTGGCCAGAGCCAGTGATGGCGTCATCAAGTATCGCATCAAAGGGTGTCGCATGTCTGGTGACATGAACACCGCTTTGGGCAATTGCTTGTTGATGTGTACCCTGGTTCGGCAGTGGTGTTGTAGTCAGGGAGTTGGGTACGAACTGGCTAACAACGGCGATGATTGCGTCGTCATCATGGAGAGTGCTGATTTGGTGAGGTTTTCTAAGGGACTCGACCATTTCTTCTTGGACTACGGGTTCACCATGAAAGTGGAAGCCCCCGTATACAAGCTGGAGGAAATCGAATTCTGCCAGACTCACCCGGTGTGCATTAATGGCCATTGGTTGATGGTCCGAGATGGACTGACCGCCATGGCCAAAGATTCGCACACCGTCCTCGGTTTGCACACAAACAGTGATGCAAAGGCGTGGCTGGGAGCTATTGGGGAGTGTGGTATGGCCTTATCTGGAGGCGTGCCCATTTTCCAGGAGTACTACCAGACCTTGCTTAGGAACGCTGAGGGCCACAGGGTTGGGAGCCACCCAGCACTCGAATCGGGATTTGCCCGATTGGCTGCTGGGATGCACCGCAACTACGGGCCGATAAGCGATGCCACGAGGGTCAGTTTCTATTGGGCATTTGGGCTATTGCCCAGCTGGCAAATTAAGCTCGAGGAGCGATTGCGCCAGTCCGTGGTTGACATGCAACGGTACCACCGTAAGGAAAGTACCCAGGACCAGTCTTTCCTCCTCACCCGCACGGCTTGACGTGCCAAACTCACAATGACCAAATCTAACAAGCGAAAGCAACAGAAGAAGGCCAGAGCTCCTCG